ATCGGTAGCATAAAGGATAAAAGTTACCCCAGAGTTTATGCTTCAAAGTAGCGCAACTTCATTATTGCCAAATCAAGCACCACGATTGACTTGGCAGCATTTAAGCACTACACACCATGGTTAGCATACAAACAGAACAGACGACTTATTTGAGTCGTCTGTCCTTTATTTGAACTTGTTGTTCCGTTTATGCTTCCAGCATCCGCACCAGATCAGCCTTCGTCCTGAGCCTCGAGATGTGAAGTTCACTGACCCGATTGAACAGTGTCTTGCCGGTGAGCTGATCCAGATCCTCTTCTGGATTCTTTTCCTTGATAATCCTGAGAAAGTCTGACTTGGTTCTTGCAATCCCGATCCCACGCTGTTTTGCCAGTGCTTGTAGTTGCTTCACTGTCATCTTGGTGATGTCTTGTTCTCCTGCTTCAACATTCGGATCCTGTTCTTCTTCGTTCGATTCTGAATCAGAATCAGTAGTCTGTTCAGTCTGGGTTTCAGAATCAGCTTGATCGATAGGTTCTAATGCTTGATCTGAATCGGTCGTCTCTGCAGCAGTCTCTTGTTCTGAGGGTTGTGTTTCCACCTCAGCTTGCGTTTCTGAATTCTGAACCAGGGCTACCATCGGGAAGGACACTGACACTCTCTGTCCATCCTCAAGTTCGACAGTCCATCCACGACGTTCCTTGCTAGTGATTGTACCGACCGAGTCCTTGAATTGACCAGCAGTGATCATTACCTGATCACCAATCTGCTTTTTCACTTTACTCATTTCGTTCTCCTAAAGATTATGTTGTTGATGTGTAACCACTTACACATGCCAATCTAAATCTTGGGTGTCCTTAATCCAGTCAATTCTGAAGAAAGCTGAGAAGACATTAAAAAAGGCGGAGAACCCTGCCAATGGGCGCTCCGCCTTTCTATGATTCGCTGATTCGGTTGTCAGGTGACCGGTTGTTTCGCCCAGATTGTCTGGTTGAAAACCGATACTGCCTGCCCGATCAGGAAGTCGACTAATTTCCTTAAGAAAGCTCCATCAAACGGCTCCAGGAAAAACGGCAGCGGAAGCAGGTCATCGATGCGGTCGATGATTCGGTACTTATTGTCAAAATATTCGAATGCCTCCCTCACGAGCTTGTGTTTTGCCTCTCCAGAACTGGGGGCGGTGATAATTGATTCTGCTGTCCTTACCAAGGATGAAATCAAGTTGAACACCTCCTGGATATGAAACTTGCCGGAAAACAGCTCTTGCCAGTCCTTCCCAACAGATTCAACCTCAGCGAGAATCTGATCGAGATATGTATTGTCACTCATTGTAAACCTCGTTAATTGAAGAATAATGTTTTTATCAGCAGCACTATCAATCCACCGTACAGCGGAGTAAAAAGAGCCCAAAGCAAGCGTGTAATCATCGTCCGGAAATTGGTGTTGCGGTCCACACGAACCAGCAATCCTTCTTTATGGTTGCCAGTAATCGATTCACGCAGACCGTTCAGGGCAATCCAAAGCTCCTTTTGATCAGACTTGCTTCCAGAACGAATTTCACGAATATCCTCCTTGATATCATGGAGGTCTGCCTGAACCTGTTCGATCAGGGCGATGTAAGAGCCACTCGGTGAATTGTCGTGCTGCTTATTCATTTTTAAACCGCGATGTAATCCACGACGATCTTCTGACCACTCAACGGCGCCGACAGGAAACTGATTGTCTGATTTGAGACCGTATAGTCATCGGTCGGCGTCTGCCGCAGACCACCTAGGTAGACAGCCAAATAACCACCTGGAGTATTTGTCAGCACGAAGTCAGTGGTTATACCATCGCCACCGAAAATCTCCGTCTGCGGGTATTTTATAACGCCCTTCTGACTTGTGGTCGCCGATGGCACATCGAGTACTTCGCTGGCGATACTTAACGATGATCCAACCTTGACACCGCCCTTAGTTGATCCGCCAGCAGTTGGCAGTGAGTAGTTGTTAGCATTTTCTGCCACACTATTGAGCTTTGAACCGTAAGCAGAACTCATCAAACCATTCTGTGAACCGGTAGCATCTCGCGTAGCTGCGGTCTTCTGAGCTGAAGAGAGGAAACGACTGTCGTCCTCCTTAGCGATGTTGTGAAAGGCAACGCCGTCTTCTGTCAGCTCCCACTTGTCGGTGAGTTCATTGAACTGCAACTTGACGTTGTCTGCATCACCACGCTCCACCTCAATTCCGGAACGCAGAGTCGTCGGAGGAGTACCTGTCTGATTACTATTCAAGAGGACGACATTATCCTCAATTTCCAGGTTTACCGTATCGATTGAGGTGGTCGTTCCTTCAACAGTAAGATCACCGGATACAGTCAAGTCACCTGTAACAGTACCGCCTGCCTTATCAAGCTTGCCATTCCATGTGGATTTCTCGGTATCACTCACGAAGCGGTTCGAGGAATCCTCATCAATCATCGTCGCCGGATGCGATGCCGGATGTGAATAGTTGTTGGCATTTGCTGCCACGCCGTCCAGCTTGCTCTTGTCCGCAGCAGCCATCAGTCCATCAGCGCCACTGGTTGCCACATCGGTCTCAGCCTTGGCATTCCAGTCCGCCTTCTCGGTATCGGAAACGAAGCGCTTGCTTGTGCTCTCCGTGATCACGGATGCTGGATGACTCGCCGGATGTGAATAATTGTTGGCGCTTGCCTCAATACCGGTGAGCTTGGTGCGCTCGATGTCCGTCATTATCTTCTTCGAAGCAGTCTCGGTTATGATATCGAGACTGTGATTTGCCGGATGAGAATAGTTGTTGGCGCTATTCTCGACTCCATCCAGCTTTGTCTTGTCAGTTGACGACATCAGCCCTGCAACCGATGTCGTCGCGTTGTCGGTATCTGCCTTCGCACTCCATCCGGACTTCTCAGAATCCGTTACTAGCCGGTTGGATGCGTCCTGCGCAATATTGGCGGGTGCGAGCTGATCCTCAACCTGTGTAGACAGGTTAATCTTTGTCCTTGCCATGTGTGTAAACTCCTAAAGTTTTTTCAAACCCAAAATTTCATTGTAAAACCGCAGGATATCGCTGTTTACAAATTCAAGCTTCAGTTCCTGCAGTTGTGATTCGGGCACTTCGAAATAGAATGCCCTTTTTGAGTCAGTTCGGTTGGGTTGGATTTTCTCCACTCGGCTAAGTTGGAAACCTTTAACGCGCAGAAAGGCTGCAAGCGCCAGGTCATCGGTTCTGTATTGGTTCGGTTCACACACGGCTATATTCCGTTTTTAATGTTTCGTTAAGTTTCAAGTTGCGGTAGAATTGAATGCGAGTGCTGTCCAGAACAACATAATCCGCATCCACTCCCGCGCTCTGTTCCAGCCCATTCAGGATCACACGTATCTCACTGAAGGGCTGCTGGGTTTGAAAAATGGAGGTCTCACCATCAATCTGCGATGTAAGGTTCTCCGATACTGTTTCAAGTTCATATATCGCCTGGTCAAGCAGCTCAAGCGCCTGCTGAAAGTCCTCGGCATCATCGAGGTGATGAGTCCCTGAGAACTCCGCCAGGATCTGCCCGGCGACCCTGAGTTTGGCTTTAATTCTTTTCGTTGCCATTGGCAGCTATCCCATAAGGACAATTTTACCAATGAATGTCTCCTCGAAATTGACGGTCACCGAACTCCAGTCCGATGCCCAGATGACTTCCGCCTCGACCTGTTCGAGCTGCCCGGTAATATCTTCGAATATCTGGATCGTGCAGCCCGGGATATTGACCTTGTTGCCAACGTCATTTATCACAACCGTTAAGCTGGGAGTACCGACAGTTTCCACGTACTTACGAACAGCAGTATATGCCGGGACTTGATCGCTGGTTGCCAGATCAAAGAAGGTGTCATTGTCTAGGGATATCTGCCACTTCTTGGTCGTATTGTTCCAACGTAGCGTCGGCTTTGTATTGCCCGAACCACGATCAATCTCGATCCCGGAAGTAAAAGTTGATGGCGGCGTCTGCGCCGATTCCTGCTTATTAAGGGTGAGGATATTATCCTTGACCTCGGTATCGGTGGTCTCGACCTTGGTCACCGCGCCCTCGATCACCAGATCTTTCAGTGTGACCTGTTTATTCGCCTCGTCAATCTCAAGCAAAGGTGTGTTGTCAGACGCCTTGATCAGCAACGATCCGTTAGGACTGAGCTTTACCTCTGCATTGGCAAGCCCCGAATCGTAAGTCTCCTGCAGGTTCTGAGTTCCGCTGCCCACACCCTTATCGCCGACATAGCGGTATCCCGATATCTTGAAACCGGTCGCGGTGGCATGCGAATTCTCGAGGATGAGAATACCCGCTTTATAGTCGAATACCCAGTTGCATTCATTGGTTGTGAATACCTGGTTGCCGTCCTGATCGAAGAGCTGAACGGTATATCCCTGCCCGAAGCGTGGACTGATCCAGTCCTGCAGGCGAACGCCTCCACTCTTTGCTACCCAAGCTTTCTTACCTGCTACAGAGAGATCCTCTTCGAGAACCAGTTCCTGGTATAATTGAGCGACGCCATCGTTAATAGCTTGAGCTGGATCGGGATCGACTGCCTCTTTCCAGATATCATCAGCATGGACTGTTCTGCCGGTGGAATATTGCTCCTCGTAGAATTCTTTGGCTGTCGAGGTTAACGCCCGGTCGAGCGCCAGCTTCCACGCTCGGTCTATTTTTACTTCATTGCCTATTGCCATAATTTCTCCTTACCAGCTCGTCATTTGAAGTTCAGTGATAGCAGGAGCTGAAGAGTTCTTCAACGTAATCCTGACGATAACCATATACCCGGAATCGGCGGTGCTGTTAGTACCGGCGCTCCAACCGAACTGGTCACCGTTAGCAGAAGTCCGACAGCCATCTCCATCATTCCCCTGGAAACTTCCAGCATCATAGGGTTCACCCAAATCCAACCAACCGGTCTTACCGGGCAGCTTGATCTCAACCTTAACGTCTCCTCCGGCTTCAATGTCCGGCAGAATCAATCCAGCAACCTCCAATACTCCAGAATTATGCGGATTGCCCTGATCGCGGAACGCCCTTAAGAATAACTGGTCACCGGTAAATCCACTCGAATAATCGGGTTGACCTGCATTAGGTGTGTATCCACTTGAATAATCGGTCACGGGATAAATCAGGGCTCCGGAAATCTGTGCGTTGCCATTGGATAGGGCGTTGGAGCTCGTCAACTGGTCAACTATCGATCCGGGTATGCTGTCATAAGCTCCCAGAGGCAAACGGTATTTCTCGTCCAGGAACTTTTCAAGCAGATCAGATGACTGCTGGGCATAGCTGTTCACCAGCATAATCCGGTTGTCCTGGCGAGGAATCTCGACCTGTGATGAGACAGAAAAAGGATCTCTGGCAAGGGCGTACAGCCTGCCATTCAGTGTGAAAAATCCGGCTGTTAGAATGATATCTTTTTGGACAATAAAGTTTTCATCAATTGCAGGTGGATTGGAGTATCCGGATAGTTCAGCATTACCGCCCACTACGAAAGCGATATTCTGGTTGGAAAATCCCGCCTGTGTTCCTATGATGGTCAAAGGTTGCGAGTGGAAACTGTTTTCGAAGATGTTCTGCCCGGTTACCTTGACGCCAATGGCAGCTCCTGCTGGCAGGTATTTGATGCCGGACAAATAGACCGGAGTCACCGGATCAGCGATAGTAACCAGCGAATCAGCAACATTGGTCGAGATGGAAGGGTTATTCACACCATCATCGAAAAACATGTCCAGCTCGGCAGAACCGTGTAATTGACTTTCGATCTCGTGCTCAAGCCGAATCCGGTTGGCACCTGCTCTTAGATTGCAACCATTGGAACCGATGTAAATTCTCATTCGACCACGTTTGTACGGTTCAAAATCGTTATGACTGACAATCTCGATCCGTTCCAAGGCATGACCTGTTTCCCGCAGATGTCCATTGCCATCACCAGCCTGCGTCAGATCGAGGGTTTCCTTCTCTGTGCCATTGATGATCAGTTTCATCAACCCTTCATTCGCTTTATCGAAGTGGTTGGAGTTGATTGTCACTATCTGTGGAGTGCTGTCATTAATCACATTGGGTGTGTCCAGATCACCGGCTGCCATATCATAGGCGTATGTTGAAGCGGGATCGTCCGACAGTCCTGCACTCTGCACGCCACCCGACACCTGCCCGGCTTCGAGCTCCATGTCATCCAACGGAAGCGGAGCTTCCGGCAGCAGGTATTCCAGGTTATCGATCTTCTGATTCAGATTCTCGCCGTTCGAGATCACCTCACCGGCCACATCCAAATCGGCATTTACGCGTTTTGTCGCCACATATCCTCCTGACTTAAGTTTGTAAAAGTTCTGCGTTCACGATGATCACAGTCCCCGCCATAGGTTGGGCTAACCTGATCACCACTTCCCAATCGTTCAAATCAATTTCTGCATCAACCAGATTACCATTATCGTCCCGCACCTGTACGATATAATTCTGATGCCCCAGTTCATGGTCGAAGGTCTGTTCTATTGAATCGGGATCAAGGTCAAATACCATATATCCTTCTTCTGTGCTGTCGCGTCCCAAGAGAGGTACATCGGCAACTTCAGGGAAGGGAATCGTAACATTAGCAGACTGATCGAACTGAGTGTATTGCTGCCCTTCACTGACAGCCGTATTCAGCGTCACCAACTGATCCTCGATCATTGAGCTTTGAGCCTGGCGGATCGCGTCAAAGTTGCGGACAGTCTTGTTCAAGCTGTCCAGATTTTCTGTCAACACCTGCACTGCACGTACTACCGAGGCTTGCCCGACATAGGGATCGATTTCAAGCGTAATCTCAGCCGAAACCGGATTACCCACGACCTGCCCTCCGATCAGGGGACGCACCGCGAACCGGTAACGATTCCTGATCGGACTGAGGCGCGATCCGACAATGGGCAGACCTTGATTGATGTTCAGGAACTGGCTGGTGTATGCGGGATTAGCGATCACGCTTAAGAAATCCTCCAGCGTCAGAACAGCGATACTCCTGCCCGCAGTCACACCCGGATGATGTGACTGGTTATTGAAATCGACAGATTCGCCTTCAGCGCCAGTGGTCTTAATCCAGCCATATTCCAGCAGGTCAGCATCATCCCAGCCATTCACCGAAGCGATGAATCCCTCTCCATCGTCCATCGCTTCCAGACTCAAGGTTGCATCTTCAAGCATGGGCAGAGCAATAAGAAACGGATGTGAATAGGATACCTGTTGCCCCTGCCAGTTGAAAGCACCCGCTCCCATAACCGTAAAAGAGGAGACCGTATTATACCGCACTGACTGCACCTGAAAGATGAAAAACGATCCCAGTGGCAGCCTCAGCATACAATCCGACGTTACCGGTGAAGTGTTCATGCGACTCGAACCTTCCAGGCGCTGATTGATCTCGATTGGCAATGTTACAATGGGAGGTGGTGTCAGATTCGGATTGGTAATAATGGTCGTATTCTGATTAACAATCACCGGTATGGCGTTGAAGCGATATTCAGTCACACCGGGATGGATCACCGCCGGATGCGTGAGTGCGGAAAGACCATTCAGGTTGCCGAGGACGGTCAACAAAGTCTGAGCGTTCTGAGTGGCGCTGTTACCAGTAATCAGGAACTCTTCACCTGAAGCAAAGGTCAGATAATAGTCTTTTAACTGGTTCTGTATGAAGCTGTATCCGGGATTATCGATCCTGAAGGTATCAGAAGCAACGCCTTCACCAATGATATCTCGGTAATCCCAGGCGAAGGAGACCCGCGCCATGCCGGACGACCTGCCGGCATTCATTGAAATATCCGGCATGATATTCAACTGCACAGCTCCAGAATTGAAGCGATAATCGGGCTGGATCGCGGTAATTCTCACATTGAGCGGTTTCTTGGGAACAGGGCTTTCGGTGAGCACCTTTAACCCATCCGGATGTGCCGGATTGCCCACAGCAATACGGAATTCTTCTGCGGTCGTTCCGGTGTCGCTGTTGGGCACATGGATGCGGTCATCGACGGCGACTCGAATGAAAGTCCTTCTGTCAAGAATTCCAGTGGTTGACACCTCTGCGATCAGCAATTCGCTCGAACCAATCTCGTCGCTATTCCTCACTTCAATACTGAAGATGTCCGATTGGTAGATATTATGGGTGTCTCCTGTCACGAAATGATCAACCGGATGAGAGATCTCATGCAGATGCTTCAGGAATAGATATTGAGGCTCCTCATCCGGTGATATTTCCACTTCCTGAGCTTCAGTTACTTCTATCCTTTCACCACCGACATATCCCACACCGGGCTGCAATGAGAACACACCATCCTCTTCGATCAGTTGCAATCCAGTGAGGATGCCATTTGAAAACATCTCATGCTGCCGGTCGAGGATCGCGCTTTCCTTGCCCTGCTGGTCGAATTCAATATCCTCAAGAGTCGGTTTAATACCGGAGAAATATTTTAGTTTTTTCATATCAAATCACCGGAACTTCAGTTTCTGTAAAGTGAACTACCGCACGGGTATGCGCCGGTTTCTGGGCGTTAATCGCTTCGATTATCACCTGCTGGTCAACTTCCATGCCTTGCGAATATGTGATGTGAATCCAGAAGTGGAAGGCAAGTGAAAGGTCACTGATCGAATAGATCCTCGTCTGCCGGTATGCTTCATAGATACCGATATCATCCGCACTGAAAATATGCGAGACATTGACTTCCGCTTCTCTGGACTGGTCTTCACTATCCAGAATAATCCGCGCCTGATCATCAGCGTAATACTCGACAATCTGCTCACAGGTGATTCCAAAGATCTCTTCGATCAGGTATTTCATACCTGCCTTGGTGCCCAGAAATTGGTTGCGATAAGCCTGAGTCGAAATCCTTTCCAACAATGCAGAATCATTCTCACCGGACAATCGCCTGAGTCCCCTGTCGAACGCATGCAAATCGAGGTCTGCCGTTCTCAATTCTGAGCTGTAATAGGGATCTGCTTCATGCCGAATGAGGAAATACCGCCTTAGTCGAGCTGTTAAAATGGCAATCTTCAACTCTTCCAGAACCAACCCGATCGAAACCAGCAATCCATATAACTTGGACTCATGTTTCTCCTTACACTTGCGCACAGATGGCAACAGCCACCACATAAAGTCTGCAAAATTATTCAATTGAGAATGTCTCCTTATTCACATCAAGGATCTGAACATTGGCAGCCGTTTCATCTCCCAGACTGCCATCGATGCTGGCGTCCTGATAAGTTCTGTCCTTGATGCGATGTGAGATCACAATCTGGTCAAATACCAGGAACTGATCGACCGAAACATTGACATCCTGCCTGGGCGAATTAACCTTCAGATTGTAAACACCGGACACATCCATGATTTCATTGATCAGACGCGCAATTCTTAATCCCTCACCTAACTGCAGCCGACCTGAATAATTATTGACTGCTTCACGAACTTTAGAATCAACCGTTTCTTGCGATGCATTCACATAGCGGATCACTTCCAGATCGAGGTCGATTGACCTGATTTCAGGCGCCAAAATTCTGACGTCGGCTGTCAACGGCTTGCGCGCTTTGATGCAGTGATGCACTTCATTGATCAGCTCCGCCGATGGAACGCCGTTCTCCCCCAGTATCACCACTCCGACCGTACCTGGACCGAAGGGAAAATCATCCAGCACCGATGCTGCAACCACTCCCTGCACCGACAACGCCCAATTGCGATAAGCCTCGCGCGTGCCACCCAGTCCGAGTGTCTCCCATTTGCCAATGGCGCGTTCACGGAGTTGTTCATCGGATTCGGGATCGCTTCCTTCCTGGATCAGATAACCGGCGCTGTTGGTTACCGCATTTATTCCGGTCACTCGGGTGACCATCCGCGTAATCGTATCCTGCCCGACGTTCCAGGCTTTACCCGCTAACTCCGCTTCGGCGATCACCTGGACAATGGTTTGATCTTCTTCAAGAACCGCTTCTGCAATGGTTATAAACCGGTAATCGTTGCCACTCGCATCCTTCTGTGATTTACAGATCGTACCAACTGGGATGGATATATTCTGAGCTGCAGGTGTATTGCTTCTGAATGTCAGATTTACTTTCGCCTTGACCGCCTGTCTGCGGACGAGCCCCATTTCCCTCACCTTCAGATCGAGCCAGAAACCGGTTGCTGTCTGTACGAACGATTGCTGCATCACCGTCTTCACCAGTCCATATAGATCGGCAATCACTTTAGCGATCACCTCCAACAGACCACGAATCGCAGCCGATGGGTTCAGATTGGTGAAGGGAGTGCGTACAACCAGTTCGGACATCAGATCGTCCAGGACTTCGTTAAAGGATTTCATCTTCACTATCAAATACCTTTCATTGCGACGATGAGCGGGAAACTTTTCAGGTTACTCATCCTTTCCATCCCCTTTTTGGAAAGACATTTGTTCTGATATCCCATCATCGCGCATGGGACGAGGATCGCGTGTTTTACTATAACCAGCGTGAGAAACTCTGTTCACTTCCCGCCCAATGGACAAGTGTTCTATCACCAGAACCATTCGTTTTTGTAGCACGTGGGCGGTCACCTTTTCGTCTTGTTGATCTCTTGGAGTTATCTCGCTTACTACAGTCAATATCTGAAGGGGCAGATGCTCACAAAGCGAAACTTGACGCCGAGGATGTGTAAAGTGATTTATGCCGTAAGTGTAAAGTCTATTACGCCGTATAAGGTTCCAGCTCACTACATTATGTCCCTTGATATATTGCTTGTTAATCATAGGTCTATTGGATATTTTCCTGGCAAAGGGGTTGACAATGCGTCATTGAAAGGCGTATATTACTTAACACATAGTTGCAACATTGAACCTGGAGATGACAATGATCCCGATAAAGACACCCGATCCCAAGCTGGAAGCATTGGTCAAGCAGCGGACACTCAATCCCAAGCCAGACTCGGTGAAGGCACCACTCTTTCAAGACAGCGACTTCTTCGATCCTCGCGACTTGATGCAGGTGAAGTACGAAATGCTGCGCCATGCCAAACAGGTTGGGAGTTCGGTCAAAGAAACAGCAGCATCCTTTGGTTTTTCTCGCGTCGCGTTCTATCAGATACGCCGAGAGTTCGAACAAAATGGACTGACGGGGCTTCTCCCGCGCTGCCGAGGTCCAAAGACCGCACACAAACTCACCGACGAAATCATGGATTTCATAAAACAAGCTCTCATCCAAGATTTTTCTTTGAAAACACTCACTTTGGTGGAAATTGTCAAGGAGCGATTTGGGATAACCGTTCATCGACGCAGCATCGAACGAGCGCTGGCGCGACAGCAAAAAAAACTGCCTGCCTAACCTTGGATACTGCTCGGACATCAGTATCGTTCGCTGGACGTAGTCTGATGGATGGCTACGAGGCATTGCGTAACCGGGCTATGCACAACGATGGCTCTTCTGGGGGGCTGTCATTATTCCTCACCCGCGGGATGGCTGTCTGGATGCGGGTCTGGAAAGAGCATGAACCGTCAAGAACGCGAGTGTTATCCACTAATGCAGACAAGGTGCAGGTGATGTTGCCAATTGATTTGCAGGATGATCTCGTGTCAGCACTCGTTGGTTTGGCAATAAACGTTCGAAAGGAAAGCAGATGATGATAGATACAAACTCCAAAGTGACTTCTTTGCACCTCAAGCGGGATGCCTATTTGTATATCAGGCAATCCACGTTGCGACAAGTATTCGAGAATCAGGAAAGCACCAAACGTCAATATGCATTGCGCAATCGCGCCATTGCACTGGGTTGGTCTGACGACCAGTTGCAAGTCATCGACTCTGACCTCGGACATTCCGGGGCATCTTCGGTCGATCGTGAAGGCTTCCAGAAACTGGTTGCTGAAGTTAGCATGGGACGAGCAGGGATCGTAATCGGCTTGGAGGTTTCGCGACTTGCGCGCAACAACACCGACTGGCACCGACTGCTGGAAATCTGCGCCCTGTCCGACACTTTGATTCTCGACGAAGACGGATTTTACAATCCCAACGACTTTAATGATCGATTGTTGTTGGGTTTGAAAGGCACGATGAGCGAAGCCGAACTGCATTTCATGCGTGCTCGACTGCGTGGCGGCGTACTGAGCAAGGCGCAACGGGGAGAATTTCGCAGCAGACTGCCAACGGGATTTATATATGACGACCAGGGTAACGTTCAGCTGCATCCTGATAAACAGGTGAGGCAGGCAATTGCTCTCCTCTTTGCGACTTATCGCCGAACCGGTTCGGGATCGGCTACAGTAAAATTTTTCCGCGAACAGAATTTTCTTTTCCCACGGCGGGTGTATTCTAAACTCGATAAAAATGAACATTATTGGAAGCCTCTTACTCATAACCTGGTTTTGTGGCTTTTGCATAATCCCCGCTATGCCGGTGCATACTTCTATGGGCGAACTCGCTACTCCAGGTGTATCGACGGAGGTAGTTCGACCAAAAAACTGCCCCGCGACGAGTGGCATACCTTGATTCCTGACGCGCATGACGGCTATATTACCTGGGAGGAATACGAAAACAATCAACGACAGCTTCTTGCATCCGCCCAAGCGTATGGATTGGATCGACGCAAAAGTCCACCACGCGAAGGACCAGCGTTGCTTCAGGGAATTGTGGTCTGCGGCGTTTGTGGGAAGAGGATGAGCGTTAAGTATCGCTCGCGCGGAGACAAAACCATTCCGCTCTACAGGTGCGAGCGCGATGCTATACAATACAGCAGTCAGGCTTGCCAGAGCATATTGGGAGATGAAATTGACATGGAAGTAAGTCGTCTTCTGTTGGAGACAATTACTCCATTGGCAATGGAAGCTGCTCTGGCTGTGCAGCAAGAACTTTCCGCTCGGTTGAATGAAACTGACCGACTCCGTATGCAACAGGTTGAGCGAGTGCGCCATGAAGCGGATCTCGCAAGACGAAGATACATGCTGGTTGACCCAGATAACCGTCTGGTGGCCGATACGCTCGAAGCCGATTGGAACGAGAAACTTCGTGCGCTTCGTGATGCGAAGGATGCTTGCGAGAAACGGCGCATTGAAGATCAGATACAAGTGAACGAAGAAGTGTGTAGTCGAGTTAAAGCGTTGACGACCGATTTCCCGCGACTTTGGAATGATCCAAACACCTCGGACCGCGACCGCAAGCGGATTGTTCGGTTGTTGATCAATGATGTCACACTGGTCAGGGAGGACAATATTATTGTGCACGTTCGATTCAAGGGCGGCACAACAACCACCTTGACGTTGCACAAACCAAAGCAAGTTCAAGAGAAGTACCGTACGCTGCCTGAGGTGATAGAACAGATTAGTGACCTTGCAAAACAACACACGGATGGACAGATAGCGAAAATTCTCAATGAGCGCGGACACCGCTCGGGGAGAGGGTGTGCGTTCAATCCTAATATTATAAAGAATCTTCGCCAGCGTTACGATGTTAAAAGTTATTATGAGCATCTGCGTGAATCCGGAATGCTTAATGCAATAGAAATGGCAGCTCGTTTGGGAACTTGCCGCGAAACAGTTTGGGCATGGAGATCGGCAGGGCTGTTGAAGGCACATATTGCAAATGAAAAGAATGAATACCTTTTTGAGCCGCCGGGCATAAACTCACCTGTCAAACATTCGGGCAAGAAACTTTCCAAATATCTCCAGGATGCGGAGTTTTCATCCAATCCAATCATTAGGGAGCAGTATGAAGTATAGTCCTTGATCATGACTGGATTACAGCCTCCGTATCGTTCACACCGAATCCCCAGACGATTGATTCGGAATTTCTCCCGTTTACCGGTCTAAAATTGATCTCGAACCTCTTTTCTTCAGTGTCAAACACCAACGGCTTAATCGAGATCGAGATGTCCTCAATGCGTGGTTCTGCTTCGAGTGCATAACGCAAATAGCGGATCGCTATTGCCCGGTTCAGAGGCGTATCAGGCGCGCCGAGCAACCTGCCAATACCGCATCCCCAAACCGAGTGAGCGAACAGGTCGCCTGGTAAAGTCTCCAATCGATCCCGGATATCCTGCAGCAGGCAGTTGCTACCCTGCACACTCAGCAGGTCACCGGTTGAACTGACGACAAGATCGCCATCCTCATCGAAGAGGATATCGTTTCCTAGATAATCTTCCCGTATCATTTGACCTCGCATTCGATTGGATTTGGATTGGGAACACCCAATGCCGGAGCGCCACCTCCGCCGGTCACCTGAGTGATCACCTGTGATACAGGAATCTTCACTTCGAGGTTATCGACAATTGCCTTGGCTAGCTTTTCACAAAATGCATCGATGTTGTCGATGTTCTGGATGGCGGCTTTAAGAGTTTCTCCGGTTAATGCCATAGAATTATCCTGTTCTCATCCATTTTCTCATCCAATTATATCCATTTAGCTTGACTTTCCCCTCATAATTGGATATAATTGGATGAGTAAATGGATATCCAAAAATGGAAAACTATGAAAAACAAGCTTCTAAAGCAGATCGCCGAGATTGACGAGTTTAAAGGTTTCTGGAAGGGCTTAAGCTCCTTTCCCATCGAAACTCTTTCAAAACTGCGTGTTCTCGCCACGATCGAATCTATTGGTTCTTCTACTCGCATCGAAGGAGCGAAGCTCTCTGACCGCGAAGTAGACGCGCTACTGTCAGGTCTCATGCCATCCTCATTTCGCAACCGGGACGAGGAAGAAGTTGCGGGATATGCTGATGTCATGAAACTGATTCATGAGTCCTACAACGACATTGATCTTACAGAAAACAACATCAAGTACCTTCACAAGGTGCTCTTGAATCATTCGTCCAAGGATCAGTGGCATATCGGGAATTACAAGAAACAACCCAATCATGTTGCTGCCTTTGACGAAACAGGCAGACAGATCGGTATCGTTTTTGAGACCACTTCGCCTGCAGACACTCCGCGCGAAATGGAATCTCTTGTTTCGAATACAACAAAGCTTCTGAAAGAAGGTGAACTCCATCCTCTACTCATTATTGCTGATTTCATTCTTCACTTTCTGGCAATCCATCCATTCCAGGACGGCAACGGTCGTTTGTCGCGTATTCTGACCAATCTTCTACTCCTGAGATTCGGCTACGAATACGTCCAATACAGCTCACTGGAGCGGGTGGTTGAAGCCAACAAAGAGCAATATTATTCATCCCTGCGAACCTCGCAGAATGCGCTTAAAGTGCCAGAAGCTGATACAAGCGTCTGGACTGAATTCTTCCTCGAAATGCTCAAGAAGCAGAAAGATCTCCTCGCCCAAAAAATCGAGAGAGAACGCAAGATGTCAGTCCGTTCCAAATTGTCCAATGAAATCTTGAGTTATACCGAAGAACAGGGACGTGTCACTGTAGCCGGGCTCGCTCAGGCTCTTGACACCAACCGCAATACCATTAAGACTCATCTGCAAAAACTCGTCGATGAAGGTTTGTTAGCTTTGCATGGTAAAGGACGCGGTTCTTACTACACACCCCAATGATCATTTTTTCGCCTTAACGGTTGCCGAACAGGGGATCGGAGCGCCGGTAACAAAGCATGCTGGTAAAGTTCCCTGCGGACCGCCGGTAATGATCCCCGCACCATTCTCTCCCAGATCGATGTTGCCACTCGCAGTCACCTTGCAATTCTCACATGTAATCTCAATGTCTTTATCCGTCTGCAGCTCAATCTTCCCTTCCTGGTCGATCCTGATCCTCGCCTTTTCCGCTTCGATCAGCAGCAAGCCATCAGGTCCCTGATCGGGAATGAAACCTTGGATGTAGGCCAGAGTATGATCTCCATTCTCGAAACCGACCATGACCACGTCGTCCACCTTTGGTAAAACCACAATCCGCATTGAGTCGGTCGCCCAGATCGAGAGTATCCGACACTTGGGCAGAAGCGACATGGAAGGATCTTCCGGTTGCACGTCGCAGGTGTAATCCTTGATGTTTACTTCGACCACCTTGCCCTCGACCGGAAACCGCATATAGGCGGATAGATCTGGTCTGATCATCTCTATTATCTTTCTAAGCTTATGCAGCATGCTCATGCCATATCTTTGTCCTGCCTCCGCCTTCCCATATGTATTCGATCTTCACCACAAATTGTCTTTCACTCTCGACTTCGATGATCTCGCTGTGTCTGACCGGCGTCACTAATGTTTCCAGAAATGATAGTTTGCCTGAACTGACATCCTGCCGGATAATATTGACGCCCATCCTGAAAGCCTCTACCGATGATCCTGATGAATCCTTCTTTCCCCAATGAAACAACCCTTCCCTGATATAATCATAGTATTGCTCTCCCGATTCCTGTCTTACGATCTCAGTAACCGCATCAATGCATTCTCGCGCTGTCCTGTCGAAGAACGGCAAGCGATCAATTTCCAATTGGCAATCCTCGACGTCTAATCCCAATCCTGTATCCGACAAAACTGCCCGGATAATACCTGAGGCTGTCTCGTCCTCAAATGTCATCTGAACACGATTGCTGTTAAGGATTGTATTGTAATCGATCCCACGAATGATCACCGGATCGTCCATGCCGACTGACCTTACAACTCCTCTGAATATCTCAGTTAATCCTTCCTCGGCATATCCCCATTTGATAATCAGCGGATCGCCTCTCTTAACCGATCCCGTGAAGAAGCGGCGATAATCGGCGAGTTCCAGGACGCAGGTATCTGCCTTTTCCGGAAGACTCGAGGCGACATTGAAGCGCGCCACGACCCTACCAACCGGAGTCCCGGCAAGGGTCACATCAATCACCGGTGACAAGTGATAAGCTCTTTCATTCCAAACCATGTTAAGTCTCGACTTACTCAGTAGTTACAACTTTGTAAAACATTAAATAATAATGAGTTAATCATCAAACTTGCCTTGACTTTCGTGGGTGTCGACTGCACCTTGTGCGTGAACATTAAAACGTGTCATACCAACAAGATAGGAGAAGATAAGGTTCGATGATAACTGTAAAAGAACAAAATTTCGGCGTTGAAATCGAGCTCGTCGGAGCGCCAAGACGCAGCATCGCCGACGCGGTCGCTGCAGGCTTAGGCGGACGGGTCACCGCCACGCACCGAACAGGATACGACGCCACTATCGTTACCGACCAACAGGGTCGGGAGTGGAGCATCCAGAACGACAGTTCCATCCCCGTGGTCAACGGCTACAAGGGCTCTGAAATCGTAACGCCGGTATTGACTTATGACGATATCGATCTGCTGCAGAACGTGATTCGCACGGTCAGAGCCACACGCGCTAAAGCCCATAATGATTGCGCTATCCATATTCACGTGGATGCCTCACAGCACGACACTAAATCCCTGTCGATCCTCGCCAAAATGGTTTACAAGAACGAGGACATGATCTTCGACGCCCTGCAGGTGCATCCTGATCGCCGCCGCAGATATACCCGCCCGATGGATGATGATTTCATTGACAAGGTTGCCAAACGCAGACCACGCTCGAAGCAAAAGCTAAACGAGATGTGGTTCGGACAATACAATCCCAATCCTGCTCACTACGAAGGGCATCGTTATCACGGACTCAATCTCAACAACCTCTGGCGCTCAATCGGCACCGTCGAACTACGATACTTCAACTCGACACTGCATGCCGGTAAGATCAAGAGCTACATTCAGCTCTGCCTGGCATTATCAGCCAAGGCTTTGAACGCACGCTCCGCCAGCCACCGGAAAATCTCGACCGACAATCCCAAATTCAACTTCCGTGTCTGGCTAGTCTCGACCCTCGGCATGAAGGGTGATGAGTTCAAAACCGCACGCTATCACTTGACCAGATACCTGCCCGGCAACAGCGCCTGGCGGTATGGACGACCGACAACTTCAAACGGCAGCGCAGCATCATGAAAAAAGAAACCATCATCTACTTTGCCTATGGCGCTAACCTCAATCGGGAAGGCATGGAAAATCGCTGTCCGGGCAACAAACCACTCTGCCGTGCTGTCCTCAAGAACTATCGACTCATATTCAAGAGCGTCGCCGATATCGAGGAAGCAACGAATCATAACGTGCATGGCGCATTATATGAGATTACCAAAGAGCATTTACGATCCCTCGACCGCTTTGAAGGATATCCCAGGCTTTACATCCGCAAAACCGTTCCCGTCATCACTGAAGATGGCAGGGAAATCAAAGCCATCATTTACCAGATGAACGATCGCAACCAATACGCATCCCCTTACCGGGGATACCTGAACACCATTCTGTTAGGCTGCCTTCAATGGCAATTGCCTGAAGAATACATTCAGTACATAGTCACAAGAGCCACCGAACCAGATTTTGGAGAACTGTAAAATGAACACTCAAGAAGCAACCAAACATGAAATCGTCAATGACGACACCGTCTTCGTTGGCACCGCAGTCGAGATCGTCCTCGATATGCGTGAGCAGGCATATTTTGAACGAGGCACGCCTGCCGAGTTTTATCTCGACCAGTTAGTGAACTTCATCAAGATGTTCGCTAATGAAACAATCACACTCTCCGGTAAAACTTTCGAAGAGAAAGCAGAGAGTTTTATCCAGGAACTGCTGCGGATAGAGTATTTCAAAGAAGCATAAGCTGGTTTAAACACAGAGGGCACAGAGATCACAGAGAAGAAATCTGTGTCCTCTGTGTGCTCTGTGTTTAGCTATCCAGTATCCTCACCAGGTGCCTCGTCGGGATAATCTTCACCCATCGCGTCCGACTTGCCCTGTTCATACTGGCGATTCAGATAGTCATCGTCGGGATTACCGAGAGATTCATTAAGTTTCTCATTCCCGGCAATGGCTTCTTCGCCTTTCGCCTCCGCATCCTCACTCGCCATCTGTTCTTGAGCCTGTGCCTGCAACTGGTTCTCTACCGATTCAAACTCTGTCAATTGCAAAGTACAGGAGATGTAATCGAGGTCATTGTCATGGACTTCCAGTTCCTTGATCAGTACTTGCCTGATGCCACAGGCATCGGTCAGAGTCGAGACTATCTCCTGCGGCTCCTGCAGCGCTTCGCGTGATGGTCGAAACATACCTTGAACCTGTTCGAACCGTTCCCGTGCAGTTTCAACAACCTTACCGCCTTCCTCTTTGTCGCAAATCTCAAGGTCAATCGTTATTAAAGCGTCCTGGTAACCGATCGGTTGCTTGATCTTACCGCTGCGACCCTTGATCTCGATCTCGTCGATCTTCAGCGCCTGCTTGATGCGCATGTGACGCGGTGGCACCGGCAGAGTGACAATCCCAATCAGGCACTCGATCTGTTCCTCATTGGTCAGTTGTTCAGTCTGGACGATCTCATCAGGCATTAACAACTACCCCTTCGATTCCCTCACTCTGAGCCGCCAACTCATCGAACACTTCCAGTAACTGATCCTTGATAGATCTGGTATTCTGACCCGAAGCATTTATTTCAAAGCGCAAGTCCCTGATGCTGCGGTCGACGCTAACGGTCTGACTTCTGGAATTAGTAATGGCATTGGAAACGATGCTGCCTCCTGCCGGAGGCGCGAACACATCTTCGTTTGAGAATGCTGCGGAAATGCTTTTTGGGGTGAGCTGTCCACTTAGATCATCTGCAGTCTTGATTGTGGGAATCAGCGGAATCTCGATCCCGACCAATCCAGCAATGTTTTGGATGCCTCCCAACAAACCATTGAGCTTGATAATAATCCAGTTGGCGGTGGAGATAAGTGCGGTCTTTATATTGCTCCAAACACTCGTGAAGAAACCTGCAATCGCACTCCCGACACCCTCGAACACACTCTGCAACACCTTCCAACCTTTGCGGAGGATCACCACAATCCATTCCCAGCCAGCCTTGATTCCTGTCCATACCCAATCGACAACAGCTTTCATACCAGCCCACACTGTGTCCCAGTTCTTGTAGAGCAGGACAATCCCAGCGATCAACAGACCAACGGCAGTAATAATCAGTCCGATCGGATTGGCATTCATGGCGATATTCAATGCCCATTGCGCGGCTGTGACAACGCCAGTCGCAATCGATTGTGCGATCATAGCCGCCTTGGCAACTAACATCTTCACGCCGAACATTGCAGCTTTTGCTGCGGCTTTTACAAAGTTGAATGCCAGGATTCCCAATTGCTTGACGACCATACCGATGCCTTGCGCGAACTTGACTGTCCAGGATGCTATCGATCTGACCATGTTAGCAGAAAATGACCAGGCAGCTTTCATACCGCGTGTAAACGAGCTGATCATCGAGGTAATGGAGGATCTGACACTTGTTGCTGCTGCAGAAAAGGCTCCCTTGATTTTTGCCGGCAGGTTTGCCGGATCGAAGGCTGCCATCTTCAGGGACAGATATTTCAACTCAGCGCCCGCCACCCGCAGGTAATAGGGCAGAGTGCGTATGGCATTAGTCAGTCCTCCGGTCGCCTTGACATATTTCAGCATTCCAAGCGCACCGCCGCCGAAGACGACAGCCAGACCAGCTCCCAGAACTTTATGCGCTTTCAGCCAACCGAACAGCCTTGAAAACACTCCTATTGAAAAGCCGATGGCGTAGGCTGTCAGCCCGGCAAACGCGAGCAGAGGCGCACGTGCTCCAATGAACTTCGCGTTCCAGGCTGTGTACCATCCGGATAAGCTTTTTATCCAATCCCCGAACGCGGACACGATCACATTCTTGACACTGATGATCGTATTCTTAAGCGAGGTGAAGACCGGCGTCAATGCCGACCAGACAGCCTTGGCGGTATCTCTGAGTCCCATAAAGTTTGACTTCCATGCCAGATAGAGCAGACCCACAGCTGCCACGATCGGCAGGATCGGAGCCATGGTTGCCCACAACGCGCCTGCCAGTCCTCCCAGTGCAGTCGTGAATGTCAGACTTGAAGCTGTTCCGATCCTCAGTGAAGCAGCGAGACCGATGATTCCCGCCATTGAAAGCTGAAGCAATCCCCCGGCTAGCGCCAGACCGCCGACCATCATCAGTAGCGCTCCACCGATCAGCGCCACACCCATACCAAGCTTCAACAATAGAGGATGCAAAGCTGCCCATTCCTGAAACGCGAGAGCCGCTTTAGAAACGGCATTCACTATCGGGATTACCACGGGCAAAATAGCCTTGCCCAACACCTCGAAGGTATTGTGTACGCGCTGTTTCAGAAGTCCGAATACCGCACCAAGGTCAATGTTCATGGCGGTTGCCATCTCAAGTGTCGTCGCCGTTCCACCACGCATCGCGCTGCCCAGATCGGAGATGTTACCCTTCAGGGCATCGATCTTCGGCATGAGCAGATCAACCACGGTCAGAGCCTCTATCCGTCCGAAAGCCTTCATCATACCCATCTTTTCGACCGCATCAACCGTCTCACCGTACTTGCCGCGTATCAGTTCCAGAATATTCGGTATTGGTAATAAGTTGTTATTCGCGTCCACGAAACTGATCCCCATCTCATCACCGGCTTTGGCAGCTGATTTAATAAAAGCACGGTATCTGGTTCCCGCTTCAGCTCCGGACATGGTCGCCTGCAGCATACCGAGTACCGAAAGTTGCTCCTCCAATGGGATCAGAGCAGATGTTGCCATTGCGCCCAAATTCTCAATTGAGGCTGCCATCTGCGGACCTGTGGTTTTGAAGGCTCTTACCGCTGCAGATATCCCCCCGGAAAACAACTCGCCGAATTCAAAGTCGGAAAGATCACCGTAAAAATCCTTGAAAATTCCATAGCCGGTGGCGAAGAGCGAGGTCATTTCAGATACACTCGCCTTAGTCGCCTTGGCAGTCAGCGCTGCAATCTTGGTGAATTCACCCACAGCAGTGTCGGAGAGGGAAGCGATGCCGGACTTGATGTCATAAGCAGCCGCAATGAAATCTGACTTGGTTATTCCAGCGAATTGATTCGAGAACTCTTTGGCTGCCCGTTCGAGAGACTTCAGATCCTTGAAACCAAGCGACGCCATCTCGCCCAAGGCTTTGGTCGTGGCATTGGTGGAGGCAACTGTCAGTCCGGCAAAGCCAAGCATGGCTGTTCCGATGCCCAGCATCCAGCCACCAACCTTCATCAGGTTCTTGGCAGATGCCTTGAAGCGATCCATCTGCGAGACCGCGTCTGACATCGTCCCTTTCAAGTTTGATGAGCCGATGATGCGGATGTTGATCCCTTGGGTAAATCCCTGAAGCATGCTCACCAATGTTTCCTCAAGGCTTTATCAACCAATCGTTTCTCCTCCTCAGCCATCCACTCCGCTGAAGTGTAGATCTCTATCACCTTCTGTAATGACATCTGGTCGATCATTTCAAATGTGTATGCTGGAAAGGTCTTACAGATCACAGCGCGCATCTGCTTGAACCAATGCTTGGAAATTTCACGCTTGACCTCGCCTACAACTTTTTTACTGCGAAGGACTTGTTATAACCGAGCACTTCCTGAATCTGCTCAGCCAAAGCCACTATCCTTCCAGGCTGCCAGTTACAGGAACTGTTGTACTCGATATCTGCCGCGTCGATTTCCGGCCAGACCACGTAAGCCTTGACCATGTTCAACGGAACACGATTCTCTTTACCCGGCTGGACATTGCCGATGCGGGCGAACTCGTCCCAGTTGGAACCGCGAATGATGAAGGTATCGCCGCTAACACTATCCGTTATCTGAAAGAGCGGAAATCCCTTGTACTTCTCCTTCAGTTCTGTGATAATTTTATCTGTGATGTTTTCCATTATGTCTCCAGTGTTTTAGTTTATAAGTTGGCAAGGTTGAGGTGAGTAACTTGATAACTTGTCAACTTTCTTACTTGCTCACTTCTTAAAATATTCCAGTTGCTCTGGTCGCAAAGCCGCTACACTTAATCCCGATCGGTTCGGCATCCTCGCTGTCGGAGAATCCTCCCTCCTGATCGGTGATTTCTACTCCAGTGAAGGTCTTGGAACGCACCGCTGCCGCGCCCGGATACATGATGATAATCACCGCGTTGCGGATATCGGTAAAATCCTCGAATGTCGACAGGAATACCGCATTCTTGGCGGTCTGTACCACATTGATGGCTGAGTTGATCAGTATCTCCTTGATCTCGAAGTCGATCTCGTAGATCTTGTGAGCGCTGCGTGTCACACCATGCGCCGTTTTGAACCCAGCCCCGAACAACGGTTTCTTGCCTTTCTTGATCTTCCAGTTAAAATTCTGTAGAGCCAGCACCGGCACACCGTCCAGAAACATCTTTATCGAGTTGCCGGAGATGCCATCTGCAAAACCCAGGTCTTCGATTAAATCAGGCATACATCACCTCCTAATCCAGATAAACTTTAGTCAAGATGATCTCGAACGCCTTCATCGAATTCACTGACAGCGTCACCTGCGCTTCACCCAACGTCCGCATCTCATCAGTCGAGGTCACCGACAATTCATAGCTGTCGATCTCACCCTTTTGCCTCATCAATTCCAATGGTTGCTTGATATCCTCTTCGAGTAGTTTCAATCCCTCGCCGCCTTCGTCGTTTGGTCGTCCCAGATGTGGGAAGGCTGCGATACGCGCCTGCTTCCCGGCGCTGTAAACTGCCCGTAGTTTTTCAATCCGGTTGTAGGTTTCACCGGTTGGAGGAGCGTTGTTAGACAGGGCGATGATCTTGCCGATGCCCGACTGGGTGCGCAGGTAATTGATATTCGCTTGAATCAATTGCACCTGTTGACCGCGTGAAAACTCCGGCAAGAGCGAGATGATGTTCACCGGCGATTCACCCAGCAGACTCTTCTGCAACGACACCGATGCCATTTTCCCGCTGCAAGAAGAACCCACTCGGTTTAAATAACCATCCCCATTCTGATCCAGGAACTTCGCTTCACCGATAAAGAACACCGCGTTGCGATTGGCAAAGTCTTCTTTCAATGTTATGCAGTTGTCGACGTAATCCTGGACTTCCTGTGGTGTCACCTGATCCGGATCATTTGGTTCAAAACGGGGCAGATCAAGCAGGGCGAAGCGTTCACCGAGGATGTTCTCGATCATGTTCTGGCAGCTGGTCACAATCGCTGTCCACAGATCTGGGGAATCAGCGCCGATAAAGTGTACCCACGAGACGTCCGAAAAATGCTCTGAGAATTCAATGGCATCGATGTAATCCCCATTGGTCAAAACCGAACCATCTGTCCCACCGCTGAGACTCTGAGCCTCAACCGCATCGGGCAGATCATCGGCAAGTTTCGATGCTACAACCAGGCCTTGACCGTTATTGATCGCTTCCACGAGCGCATCATTGGAGTCTCCGGTGAAGGCATCGGTCTCCTCGGTATCCGGATTGGTGATCTCGATCGTTCTCGAATCGCCGTCCACCGTTACATCGATTTCAATCCCATCCCACAACGAACACGGTTCGACCGCTTCAATCCGGATTACATCGGTCTCACCGGATTTTAGCATCAAGGCTGCTTTCTGAGCATCTCCAATGCGCACCGCATAGATCATGGAACTGCCTGCATCAAGACGTTCTTCCAACGCCTTGAGCAATTCACCACCGCGAAAGATCTGTCGGGCGGTGTCCTTGTCCGAAATGGTATAACGGGTCAGCAGTTGACCACCCTCAGCCGCGCCAGCAATAAATTCGATGTTGGATGCGGGTGGCGTCACTATCACCGATCCGGACAGGTATTCGGTGTAAACGTCCTTGATAATTTTGGTCGCCATCATTTACCTCCGACTGGCTGTCTGCGCCACGCTTCAACCATTTCTCTGAATTTATCCGGTTCGATGCGATCGGTGCTTTTCAACTTATGCTTCACCATCACCGCAGCTGCCAGATGTGGTGATATCTTCAACTGTCTGATGACTGTGGAAATCCGCATTTTGTTGTTACTGTCATCCTTTTTGCGAGGCATGACACCTCCTAAATTTCTATTTTGACACGATCCATCCTGTTCTCAACCGCCCTCGTTTTGAAGCGATGTTCGACAAACAGGTATGAAAGCGTCTGCTGATAAACGAATGGCATTCCCTTCTCGATCGGGGCAAGATCTGAATGTCCTTGAAAAACTGCCTGCTCTATATGCAGACTTTCACTTGATTCAGGATCGAACAGATCGACCGAACCTTCACGACACAGATCGGATAACAGAGTGTCAATCTGATCGGAAACTTCAGTTACAATTACATTACCGTTCTTTTCGGAACTGTTCACAGCTCGAATTGTGAAACGCAGAACTTGGTGATGTTTGGTCACTTTTATCTGTGATGCGCTGTCTTCTGTCGTTTCTGTCTTATCCCAGAGTCCCGTTCCGAGGTTCCGTTTGCGTGTCGATATCAGGTCGATCAGGAAATAGGGATAGGGATTGCCGGCTGCGACAAAGGCGATCTCGTCCTTGAAGGCATGTAATCCAGAAACATTATCTGTCAGATACTTCGAAATAGCGCGCTGCAATTTCATAATCCCACCCTTGCCATCGCCTCTTCTGCTTCACGGCGGATGATACTTGGCGCGATCTGTTTACCTTCCTGATATGCGGGTTCCATAAACGGTTTTGGCTTTGGATGGACGTAGAAGTATTTCATCTTCTTGTCCAGATCGATTCCATGCCGTCCGAGCCAGTTTCTGAATCCATGAATTTTATCAATGGTGAGCCAGTGTCCTTTGGTGCCAAACTCCACTGCAGCTGCATATTCGACATTGGTGCCGACAACGATCTCATTTTTCGAAATCCGGTGGATATTGATCGAATTCCACAACTGCCCCAGGTCAATCGCGCCATGACTTTTAAGTTTTTCAACTGCCGTGCGCTGAATCTCGGTTGCTATGATTAAAACTCCCTCGTAAACCGCCTGCGTCAATTCACCCGGATAGCGTTTGAGAAAACTCTTCACACCCTCAATCGCCTTCATGTCTACGTCGACCTTAATCACGACTGGTACTCCCGTTCGAGTTTAACAATCAAATGCGAAACGGCTCCGAAGCAGTTCACCGGTTTGACATCTGAAACGCAGTACCGTACTTCATTGAAAATCAGTATATCTCCCTCGGCAACATCGGCATCCGGCAACATCGAACACAGACCATCAGCGCCGATCTGTTTCAGCTCATCCGGTGAGAGCTGCCGAAATTCGATAGGCGCTGTTCCCACAGATTCCTCGTTCGGCGTGTGAGATCCAGCAAATTCACCTGCGCCAGCAACTGCCGGGCGTAGTATCTCTGCAGTTTCACCCGAAGCACGAATCAGTTCTGCCGTATCGAGCGTAATCATCTGTTTTTCATGACTTTCTAACAATATTCGGTAATCTCAACATATCGCCCACGTGCTCTGGTAACTGTCGGTCGACCAACCACTCCAGATCGCCTCAGGTTTACCCACACGATCGAACCGGTGCGTCCGAATTCGAGTGTTTTCTACTCCTGTCCATAGATCTGCGGTATGACATCAGGAACGCCACTGCCAAACTCAGGGTTACGCTCGGCAACCGCCTGATTGTATTGCATCTGGTAACTGCTGCCGAGTTCCGCCCAGTAAGCCGGTTGTTTAGTCTTGTCCACCTTCTTATCACCGGATGAGAATGAAAAGTTGCGAGCTGTCTTAGCTTGCATCATCCGGCAGACCACTGTCAAAGCACAAAGCAGCAACACCTCCTTATCCTCATCTTCCAGATCAGGTGAGATGTTGCCTTGGGCATCGACAGCATAGCTGAGTTTCATGTCTTTATTGATCGAGACAATCCCTCTGCGCAGCGCCCGTTCCAGTTGCTCATCTTCCAGCAATGGCGAGTTCTCGTCGCGGTCGTGATACTCGAGCCGCAGCGCTGTCTTCAGATCACTCAGCGCCATCAATCTGCTCCATAGCTTGCGCGGTCGGCCAGAATTGTTGCTTCTTCACCGTTCCAATATCCTTCAGCGTGAAATGCTGGTTGCCCTTCTTCTCCTGGATTTCACCGCTTAGCGATTTGCCGGAAATCTTATCCGTGATCGTGACCAGATTCTCTTCGACCCGGGAATAATCGACTTCCCAGTCGTGGGAAACAGTGTCACTATCGGTTTTGGTTTCGGAAGACTCCGGATTATCACCCTCGATCTTTAACCAACCTTTATCAATCGCTTTCTGGATCTCATCGCTAATCTCCTCAACCAGCATTGAGGCTTTCGGCTTGAAAATCAGTTTGGACTGGGGCAATACAAGGATGCCCGGCCGTTGGTTTATCAGTTGTTTCATCTATCGATATCTCCTATCCGAGGATTTTGACTTTAGCCAGCAGATCGGATCGCAACACGCCCAACGCCAGTTCCATCCATACCACCCAACTGACCTTGAATTCGCTCGGACGATTGTCCGGTTCAACTGCAATCGGTGTTCTCACCGCCATCTTGCCGACCGGTTCATCCGGGATTAAAAGAATCTCGTCCATCTGCGCTGCTGATGTAGTAAGCACTTGCGCACCGCTGAAATACTTCAGGATGCCTTTCTCCCGAAGCTCGCGTTCAGTTACAGGATCAAGTTCCCAACCACGCATATCGTTGAACCGACCACCGCGCAGAACGATGTATTTCACTGTCAGGTCTTTATCTTCAAGCAATGATATCGCCTGGTTGAGTCCTTCCTCGGTAAGGGAAGCGCCTCCTATCTCGACTGTATTTGCTTCGGGTACAGATTCAGATATGACCTTAACAACCCGTTGATTGAGTTTCTTGCGGATCGCCGTTCCAGCCCATTTCTCCATATCGGTCAACCGGTGAATATCACCATTGCGTAACACAGACACATCCACTGCTGGATTGGAAGCGACGCGACCAACCGGAAATTCAATTTCATGATCATCCATGTCGGAACGGTGCACCTGACCACCGGTTGCAATCCAAAAAGCTTGTATTTCTTTTATTTTTGCGTATCTAGTGTTCAGTCCCTTAATTGCCTAATGAGTTATTGACTTCTGTTCACGATTTTCTTATCTTGTTCCAAATAAAACATGG